ATGAGCGTTGCGCACACCCTAATGTTGCCTCTGACGTGCGATGATGTCCTCATGGGTGAGGAAACGGACTACAACCCGGCCGACTGGATCGACCTGTTTTGCCGGAAGTCGCAGGCGGTCAAGAGCAAGGCGAGCCGGGGCCGAAAGCAGGAACTCAGCATTTCGGCGCAGGAGACGCTAGGCCGTCGCGTGGCGGCCCTTCTGGGCAAGCAGGTGCGGCACGTCTGGAAGGAGGTAGGTAGCGCCTCACGCTTCCGCCGGAAGGGTGCACGTACGGATCAGGACCAGGCACTAGCGGCGGTCGTCAAGGGTGAGGTCGGCGCGCTGTGGTGCTACCGGCTCGACCGATGGGACCGCCGGGGGGCCGGGGCAATCCTGCACATCATCGAGCCGGAAGACGGCATCCCGCGCCGTATTCTGTTCGGGTGGAACGAGGAGACCGGGCGGCCCGAGCTGGACTCGTCCAACAAGCGTGACCGTGGCGAGCTGATCCGGTCGGCCGAGCGGGCGCGCGAGGAGACAGAGGTTCTGTCGGAGCGCATCAAGAACACCAAGGACCACCAACGTGCGAATGGTGAGTGGGTGAACGCACGCGCACCCTACGGCCTTGAGGTGGTGCTCGTTGAGACCCTGGATGAAGAAGGGGACCTGTACGACGAACGCCGGTTGCGTGTATCTGCCGAACTGTCGGGAGACCCGAAAGGGCGCACAAAGGCGGAGATTGCCCGACTGTGGCACACGCTCCCAGTGACCGACGGCCTGTCGCTGCGGTCCATCGCGGAGCGCCTGAGTGACGAAGGGGTCCCGAACCCCTCCGGCACCGCAGGATGGGCGTTCGCGACGGGCCGCGACATCATCAACAACCCGGCCTATGCCGGGTGGCAGACGACCGGCCGCCAGGAGGGCCAGAACCAGCGACGGCGTGTGTTTCGGGACGAGAACGGCGACAAGTTGTCGGTGATGGCCGGTGAAGCACTGGTGACCGACGAGGAGCAGCTAGCAGCCAAGGAGGCTGTACAGGGCGAAGAGGGGATCGGGGTTCCCAATGACGGCAGCGAGCACAGTGTCAAGGCAAAGCACTTGATGACCGATGCCTCGTACTGCGAGAGCTGCGAAGGATCGATGCCTTGGGCCGGTACCGGGTACGGCTGTTGGAAGACCAAGAGTGGGCAGCGAGCGGCGTGTGAGAAGCCCGCGTTCGTAGCCCGCAAGGCGGCCGAAGAGTACATCGGTAAGCGTTGGCAGGATCGACTGATTCACGCCGAGCCGGACGACCCGATCTTGATTGAGGTCGCGAAGCGCTACAGGGCCGCGAAGAACCCTAAGACGAGCGAGCATGAGTCAGAGGTGCTTGACGCGTTGGCGCGTGCTGAGACGGCTCTCAAGCGCGTTTGGGCGGACCGTAAGGGCGGCCTGTACGACGGCCCGTCTGAAGAGTTCTTCAAGCCGGACCTTGACGAAGCCACAGAGCGGGTAACCGCGATCCAGTCGGAGCTGGAACGCGTCCGGGGTGGGTCGAACAAGGTTGACGTGTCGTGGATCTTTGATCCTGACCTCGTTCGGCATACGTGGGAGCGTGCCGACGAGAAGACACGGCGCATGTTGCTGCGGCTGGCCATTGATGAGATCTGGATCAGCAAGGCGGCCTACCAGGGGCAGCCGTTCGACGGCGACAGCCGGATTACGATCAACTGGCATGGTGAGTCGCCTGCACGACGGCGCGTGAAGACCCGGAAGCTGCCGAGCGGCAAGGTCGTTCCGCTGATCCGACCGCAGAAGGGCAAGTGAGGCTTGTCACCCAGTCGGCTCGGCCGACGGCGCGGGCGGCCCTCTCACTCCAAGGAGTCGGGAGGGCTGTCCTTTTCACGTTCCGTCACGCCTGGGTGTTGAAAACCTGCACTACGTACCTTCTTTCCTGTGTGTGAGTCAGGGAAAGAAGGGTCGGAGTGCAGCTTTCTGACACCTGCCCCGCGAGGCCCTGACCGGCGTCTCCATGGCCTGTACCCCCTTCCCCACTTAACTCCAGTGAGCCCCCTCGCGCGTGCGCGTGCGCGAAGAGACGCGACGTCCCGTGAGGCGGCTCCGCCCCGACAGGGCAACGCTCCCGCCCCGGCTCTCTCCCCGGGTGGCGGTCGAGCACCTGTCGGGGCCTTGTGCTTGCTCCTCGGGGAAGTCCGGGCCATCGGTGGCCCCGCAGGGGCGCGCCGTACGAGCCGAGGCGTATTCGGCCGGACGTCCCGGTGTTGAGCCGCCAGCCACGGCGAGCCGGACGCATCCCCGCCGCACGACCCCTAGGTCTGACCTGGGGGGCCTCTGCGGCGGGTCCTTGATCGGTAGCTCAGTTGGCAGAGCGCGGGATTGTTAATCCCGGGGTCGCAGGTTCGAGCCCTGCCCGATCAGCAACGCCCCTCCCCTCGTATCGGTGGACCCGCGACGGGAGGGGCTTCCGCGTACGGGGCCCCGCACGGGGGCCCACCGTTGGCCGTCCGACAGTGGGGCCCGGTGGGGCCGGTAGGGGGCCTCATGGCATGGGAGGGCAGTACGAGGCGTGCGCGCCTCCCTGCCGACTGGCCGGTCATCCGTGAACGGGTGCTCGGGGAGGCGGGATACGCCTGCCAGTGGGTACGCACCGACACGGGGGCCCTGTGTGGTCGGTACGCGAATCAGTGCGACCACATCGACGCGGGCGACGACCACCGCCGCAGCAACCTGCAAGCGCTGTGCGCGTGGCACCACAAGCGCAAGTCATCGAGCGAGGGAGCGCACGCACGCAATGCGCGTGCGGTCCGTCGCGAACGTGACGTGCCTGCCTCGCCGTTCGCCGCTCGCCTCGCCGCTCGACGGTTGAGCGAAGCGAGTTGAGTCGACGTCACGCGATGCTGACGCGCCGCGCAGCGTGCGCCGCGAGTTCGGCAGCGCGTGACGCTGCGTAAGGATTCCTTGCGGCCAGGGGTGGGGGGTACCCCGCCTCAGACGGCGACCCCACCCGGGGGCCAATAGCGCGACCCCCTGCGTACAGGTCTGGGAGTTTCGGCCCCGGCCTCGGTCGCCACGCCCCTCACGCTCTGTGAGCTGGGCTTTCCCCCGTTTCCCGCCTCGCTGGCGGCCCGCCCTGCGTGCGCGCACACGCGCGCACGCGAGGAACGGCCCGTGCGCCGCCCTGCGCGGCCCTCTCGCGGCCTCGCACGTCCCCGGAGCAGGGAAGCCCCGCCGGACCGCTTCGAGGCTGCCAGGGGCGTACAGCGCTTCACAAGATCACCCCGCCCCTCTCGCCAATGCGCCGCGCAGCGTGCGCCGGGGCATGACGAGAGGAGGGCGAGGCATGGCAGGCATGGGCCCGCCCCCGAAGGAAGCCAAGCACGGCCGAACTCCCAACCTGGGCAGCGAGGTCGAGCCGGCTGGCCTTGAGGGCGTCCCGGCCCCGGACCTTCCGAACCCGAAGAAGTGGCTTACGGCTACCCGGGATTGGTGGTGGGCCTGGGCCGACTCGCCGCAGTCCGTCGCGTTCCAGGCGACCGACTGGGGCCGCCTTGTCGCGCTGCTGCCGCTGGTCGACGGGTACAACCGTCTGATGTCCAAGGCGGCCGACGACCCGCGCAAGCTGCGGGCCGGTAAGGACGTGCTGTCGGAGATCCGGCAGAACGAAAGCCTCCTCGGTGCCACGCACCTGGACCGCCTCCGGGGCCGAATGCCCACGGGCGGTACCGGGGCCCGGCCGGAGGCCGTGGCCGGTGTGGTCGACGCCGAGAACGTAGTCAAGCTATTCGGGGGGCCCTGATGCACATAGGGACTATCCCGGAGTACAAGCCGCGCGAGACGCACCCGGAGAACTGGCCCGCGCTTCACGAGTCCATCGGCTATGCCGCCGTGGCGTGGATGCGGGACAACCTGGTTCAGCCGGACGGCGACAACGCGGGCGAGCCTTTCGAGCCGACGCCCGAACAGGCTCATTTCATCGCGTGGTTCTACGCGGTGGATGAGAGAGGACGGTTCAAGTTCCGGCGTGCCGCACTGCGCCGGAGCAAGTTACGGGCTGGGGGAAAGGGCCCTTCGCGGGCGCTCTGTGCCTCTTCGAGCTGTGCGGGCCGTGTCTTCCCCATGGGGTCGTCACGACGTCCGCAGGCGTCCGCGTAGCGGTCGGCCGGGTACATCCCGCGCCGCTCGTCCAGCTCGCTGCGGTCAGCTACAACCAGACCGAGAACACGTTCGCGAGTATCCGCGCGATGGTGGCGGGCGACCGCGCCGAGGCGCTGGGGCTCGACATCGGCCAGACGCGCATCCTGATGAAGGTGCACGACGGCCGCCGGGTGCGCCGGGGCAAGTTGGAGCCGGTGACGACGGCTTCGGCCTCCCTGGAAGGGAACCGGACCAGCTTTTACGTGCTGGACGAGCCGCATCACCTCACCGACAGCAACGGCGGCCACCGGCTGGCCAGGGTGCTGAAGCGGAACGCGGCCAAGGTCGACGGCCGGGGGATCGAGACCACGAACGCGCACGCGCCGGGGGAGAACTCCGTAGCGGAAGCGACGTACGAGGCGTATCTCAAGGTGGTTGACGTCCCGTTCGGGGCCGGGCTGCTGTACTCCGCGCTTGAGGCTCCGCCGGATACGGACCTGGCCGACGAGGAGTCGGTGAGGGCCGCCCTCAAGGTCTGTTACGAGCACTGCCCGTGGATCTCGATTGACCGACTCGTTGACGAGATTTACGACCCGGGGACGACCCGGGAAGAGGTGTACCGCTTCTATTTCTCCCGTGTTGTCGCCGCGTCCGATGCCTGGCTCGATCCGGCGGACGTGGACGCTGTCACCGTTGCCCGGTCAACGGTGCCCGAGGACGGCTCGATCATCACTCTCGGGTTCGACGGGGCGCGCGGGACGCACCAGTACAGCGACGCAACCGCCCTCGTGGCGTGCGACGTCGCGACCGGCCATGTGTGGACCCTGGGTGTCTGGCAGAGGCCGGACGGCCCGACGGCGGAGGGCTGGGAGGTTCCCCGCGACGAGGTGGACGCCATGGTGCGCGGCGCGTTCAAGCGCTGGCGCGTGGCCGCCTTCTTCGCTGACCTCGCCTTCTACGAGTCGTACGTCGACCGGTGGGCCGAGGACTTCCGCGAGGAGCTGTTCATCAAGGCGGGCCCCGGCCACTCCGTCGCGTTCGACATGCGGCGGCGTACCCGGGAGTTCACGCAGGCCGCCGAGGGCGTGGCCGCAGCGTTCGAGGCCAAGGGTCTGACGGTCGCTGACGACCCGCGCCTCATCACGCACTTGAAGAACGCGCGACGCCGCCCCAACGCCTACGGCGTGGGTCTCGGCAAGGAATCGCGCGAGTCGCTGCGAAAGATCGACGCGGCGGTCTGTCTGATCCTCGCACGCGAGGCCCGGCGCAAAGCGCTTGAGGCGGGCGTGCTTGAGAAGTGGGCCGAGCCCGTACCGGGCGTTGTCTACGGCTTCTAACCCACCAGTTCCAAGGAGATCCGCCCGCCATGGGTGATGTTCGTGTTGCCCTGGCGGGCGCTCTGTCGTCCCGTCGCGCCGAGATGCCGGACCTGATCCGCGTCGACCAGTATTACCGGGGGATTCAGGACCGCCCGTACATACCGAAGCGGGCCGAGGCCGAGTTCGGCCAGATGGTCACCAAGTCCCTGGAGAACTGGCTCCCGTTGATCGTCTCGACGGTGGCGCAGAACCTCCGGGTGGAGGGCTACCGCCGGTCGGACAAGCCCGAAGACCTGGAACCCTGGAGGTACTGGGCGGACAACCTGATGGACTCCCGTCAGGCTCAAGTCCACCGTGCTGCCCTGACGTTCGGCAAGGCGTACGTGTCGGTGATGCCGGGCACGAGCCCGATCACGGGCGAGCCGGCTCCGGTGATCCGGCCCATGTCGCCCCTGTCGGTGACCGGGTTCTCCGAGGACCCTGACGCCGACTGGCTCGACCTGGTGGTCAGGTCGCTGGGCAAGGTCGTCCAGGGCGAAGACACCTTCCTGCGCTGGGAGGTGTGGGACGACGAGGCCGTGTCGGAGGTCTGGCAGCCCGAGGGCACCGACGACCCCGCAGAGTGGCGCGTCGTCGCCTCCGAGCCGCACGGCATGGACCGTTGCCCGGTCGTCGTCTTCCGGAACCGGTGGGCGGACTCGCCCACGACGATGACGCACGAGCTGGGCGAGGTCTCGCCGCTGATGCCGATTCAGGACCGGATCAACTCGACCACCTTCGACATGCTGGTCGCACAGTCCTACTCGGCGTTCCGGCAGCGCTGGGCCACGGGTATTCAGATCCCGAAGGACCCGCGCACCGGGCGGCCGGTCGAGACGTTTCAGGCCGCCGTTGACCGCGTGTGGGCAACTCCCAGCGACAAGGTCCGCTTTGGCGAGTTCGAGCAGACCGACTTGTCGGGCTACCTCTCGTCCCGGGATGCCGCGATCAAGGCCATGGCCGCCATCGCGCAGGTCCCCCCGCACAGCTTCGCTTCAGGCGTCGCGAATATCTCGGCCGACGCGCTCACGGCCCTGGAGACGGGCCTCTCGCGCAAGGTCCACGAGCGGCAAACCATCTTCGGAGAAGCCTGGGGCCAGGTCTTCCGGCTCGCCGCGTACGCGGTGGGCGACGCGAGCAACGCGCAGGACACCGAAGCCCGGGTCATCTGGCACGACGCCGAGGCCCGTTCGCTGTCGCAGACGGTCGATGCCCTCGGTAAGGCTCACCAGATGCTCGGCGTGCCGCAGCAGGCGCTTTGGGAGCGCATCCCGGGCGTGACGACGTTCGACGTCGAGGCGTGGCGGGCGCTGAAGGTCCAGGAGGACGAGGCGGCCGAACGGCGCGGCCTCTCCCTGATCATGGGCGCTGACCACACGGGCCGCGACACCGAGCAGGACGCCGGTCCGGTCGCTTCCGACTACGTGACGGCCGCCTAGTGGCCGACGAGGCGCGGGCGCAGGCCCTCACAGAGCTGCACGCCCGCGCACAGCAGGAGCTGACCGGCAAGGCCCTGAAGCGCCTTGAGGCCGCCTGGCGGCGGGTGCGGGTCCATGACCCGTACTCCGTCGCGCAGTTCCTCCGGCAGGCGGAGGACGTCCTCGCTGCCGCCTACGCCAAGTCCGGGCGGGCCTCCGCGGACTACTACCAGGCCCACCGCCGGGCCCTGTTGGGGGAGACCCTGTACGAGTCGGCGGAGGCCGCCTACGCGGAGGCCCGCCGGGTGGCGTCGAGGACGGCAACGACGGAGTCGCGGCGGCTGTCCGTGCAGGCCCGACGCCACATCAACTACCTGCGCACGCAAGGCATTCCGGAGGCGGACATCCAACGCCTGGCCGGGAGCCGGCTGTTGGGCCAGGCGTCCCGGATGGTGATGTCCGGCGGGCGGGACGCCCTGGCGTACTACATCAACAACGATCCCAAGGTGTTGGGCTACCAGCGCCGCGCGTCGGTCGCGTGCTGCGCGTTCTGCGCGATGTTGGCCAGTCGGCCGAACCTCTACAAGACGGCCCGCTCGGCGGGCGCTGACGGCGGCCGGGGCTTCGGTCGGGCCTTCAAGGCGGGCAACCGGACGGCGGACGCCGCCCCCTGGCACAACGGGTGCCGGTGCGTGGCGGTGCCGGTCTACAGCAAGAAGCAGCGCGCCCCCCGCAACTCACCGAAGTTCGCGGAGATGTGGCGACGCGGCGAAATCGAGATGCGTACGAGTGCCAACGGCACCGCGTACCCCATGTTCAAGCAGATCGGAGAGTGACGGGTGTCCGAATCCGTCGAGACCACCGAGGGCGACGAGGAGAAGTCGACCGCCCCGGTTCAGGAGAGCGCACCCGGCGTCGAGGCGATGGCCGAGAGGCAGCGTGGGACGTCCAGCGGTGCCGCCGACGAGGCGGGCGAGCTGGAGCGTCTGCGCAAGGAACTTGAGGCTGCCCGGCCGATCCTCGCCGCCCATGCGGAGGCGGAGGAGGCGCGCAAGTCCGAAGCGGACAAGCTGCGTGAGGCGCTGGAGGCCGCCAAGGCGGAGGCCGCCGACAAGGCGCGTGCTCTGACCCTGCGGGAGGTGGCCGAGGAAACGGCGCTGCCCTCCGCGCTCGTGGCCAAGCTGCCCGGCGGTTCGCGTGACGAACTGCTCGCGCTGGCCAAGGAGATTCAGGCCCTGGTGGGCGAGTCTCCGCGCGGCGGCAAGCTGCCGTCGCGACCGACCCCGAAGCTGCGTACCGGTCACGACGCGCCCGACCCGGGCGAAACGCTCGACCCCCGCAAGCTCGCCGCCATCGCGCGCAAGCTCGGCCGCTTCTAGGTCACCCCTTAACTCTCAATCCCTGAAAGGGGTATGCCTTCCGTGGCTGACCACGCTTTCCAGAAGTACGACAAGGTTGCGGCAACCGCGCTGGGCCTCCTTGAGTCCCAGGTCATCCTGGCGAACCTCGTTTCCCGCGACTCGGGTGCCGAGTTCACCGGGGCCAAGAACGACACCGTGAACATCAAGCGCCCGGCCCGGCTGAACGGCTCGACCGAGGACATCGACCGGGCCGGTTCCCGCGAGATCGACAACGAGCAGCTGATCGAGGGCAACCTCGCCGTGCGGCTCGACAAGCACGTCTACAGCGCGGTCGACCTGACCGACGCTGAGCTGACGCTCGACGTCAACAACTACGCGGCGCAGGTGGCCGGTCCGCAGGTCCAGGCGGTTGCCCGGATCATCGAAAAGGCCATTGCCAAGGCCGTGCAGGACAACGCGGCCAAGGTGACCGGCGCGGGTATCGAGCTGGACAAGGCGACCGGCAAGGAGAACCAGGCGGGCAGCATCCGCCAGGCGATCATCAAGGCCCGTACGCAGCTCAACCGCTCCGAGGTCCCGACCGATGGCCGTGTCCTCGCCGTGGGCACCGACATTGAGGCCGCTCTCCTCAACGACCCGAACCTCACCAAGGCGAACGAGGCCGGTGACAGCGGCGCGCTCCGCAACGCGGACCTGGGCCGACTCCTGGGCTTCCGGGTCGTCGCCACGAACAACATCGACCCCAAGACGATGGTGGCCTTCCACCCGTCCGCGTACGTCCTGGTGAACCGCGCGCCGATCGTCCCCCCGTCGGTCAAGGAGGGCTCCTCGCAGTCCTTCGAGGGCTTCGCGCTCCGGGCCATCCGTGACTACAACTCCAAGACGGCGTCCGAGCGTTCGTTCATCAGCTCCTACATGGGCATCGGCGTGGTGAAGGACATCGCGATCGACGCGAAGAACGGCACCGCCGAGACCATGCAGCGGGCCGTGAAGGTGGTCGCTACCGAGAAGGCGGCCACCTCGCCCGCGAAGGGCGAATAGGACTCTGTGGTGGGCGAGTTGGTGACGTTCGAGGAGTGGCGCCAGCGCCGCCCCGAACCCTTCGCCTCCCATGAGGAGGACCGGGCCAGGGCCCTGCTGTCGGATGCCTCCGACATCGTGCGCGAGGCCACCGGCCTGCTGGCCGAGGAGTGGCCCACGCAGACTCCCGCGACGGTCCGACAGATCGTGATGCGTCTCGCCTCGCGGGCCTTCGACAACCCCCTCGGGCTCTCGTCCGAGTCGGTGGGTGATCTCTCGTACCGGATGGGGCGGCAGCAGACGAACGGTCTCTTCCTCCTCCAGGAGGAGCGCGAGGCCCTGGCCGAGGCCCTGGGGCTCTCGCCGGTGGTCTGCGCCGAAATCTCCATCGGGTACGAGGACCTGAAGTTCCGGCAGTTCGCCCCGCTCGGGCGGACCGCCGAGGACGGCGTCACGTGGGTGGGGGGCTGACGTGATCGGTCCCATGGTGGACACGGTCCGGGTCCTGCGGAAGGTCGAGGACCAGGCCGCCGACCCGGACCGCTACACGGGCCAGAGGCCCCGGACGTGGGTTGCCGACGAGGCCACCCACCGGGGCCGCCTGATCTACCCGTCGAGCCGTGAGGAGACGACGGAGCGGGACGCGCAGGTGGAAGGCCACTTCCTCGTCCTGCCCCCGCGCGTGCCGGTCGACGGCCGCTGTCGTGTGCTGGTGAACGATGACCCGCAGCCCTGGGAGCTGGACGGCAACCCCCTGCCGCAGCGCGGGCGGTCGCCCATCCTGCGACACCTGCGGGTCAAGCTGAAGAGGGTGGAGGGCTGATGGCAGCCGTTCAGATAGACCGGGCGGCCGTCGAGGCCCTGGCCCGGGGCGAGCAGGTCAAGGCCGTGGTGCACCGCGCCGGGAAGGCCGCCGAGAAGGGCGCTGAGGGCCGTTCTCCGGTCCGTACGGGCGCGTTCAAGGCCGCTGGCATGTCGACGTCCACCAAGGTCCGCAGGACGAAGCTGGGGCGCTGGGTGACGGCGCGCGTCTACTCGCACGACGAGGAGGCGAACATCATCGTTCTCGGCTCCGCCAAGACGAACCGGAAGCCGCACCGCGTGTTCAACCTGGGCGACTTCGCCGGGGGCCTGTAGTGCGCCCTGTCGTCCGCTTCCCGGACGTCGAGGCCCTGACCCTGCACCACCTGCGGAAGGTGATACCCGGGTTCCAGGGCGGCCCCGACATCCCGCAGGATCTCGCAAGTCGGCTCCCGTTTACGATGGTTGAGCGAAACGGCGGGGTCACCCGCTGGCCGGCTCTGGACCAAGCCGTGTTGGCGCTCTACGTGTACGGAGCCGACCGGGCCACGGCGCACGACCGCCTTCAAGAGGTGCTGGCGCACCTTCACGCGATGCCGGGCAGTGCCCCGCTGGTCTCGCGCACGTACACGATCGCCGGGGCCCAATTCACTCCCGATCCCCTGACGGACGGCCCGCGCTGGTACGCGTCCGTAGGGGTCGCGGTACGACCTGAAAAGGGGATCGGCTGATGGCCGCAAACTTTGACTCTGACCTGGTGAAGGTCGCAACGACCGGCGTCATGTACGTGGCCAAGAAGGCTGACGGCGTGATCGCCCCGAAGGCGGAGATCAACACGACCACGGGCGCTATCGAGCTGGTGGCGGCGGGCGCGTACGCCAAGGAGGGCAGCGCGGCGGACAAGTGGTCGACGCTCGGCCTCTTCAACGATGACGGTGTAGAGCACGAGTTCAGCGAGGACACCGAGGACGTCAAGTCCTGGCAGTCCGGCACCGTGCGCACCATCATCACCGGCCGGGACCTCACCCTGAAGTTCGGGGCCCTGGAGTCCAGCCCCCGTGTCCTGGAGGCGTTCTACGGCCTGGAGCCGGGATCGGTGAAGATCGAGGACGGGGGTAAGGCGTCGTTCAAGATCGCGGCCAACGCGAAGCGTGAGCCGTTCGCCGCGTTCTTCGTGATCCGTGATGGCGACATGCTCTGGACGATGCACATGCCCAACGCGCAGGTCTCCGAGGTGGAGTCGCCCAAGTTCTCGTCCGGGCAGGCGATCACGTGGGGCATGACCGTCAAGGCGCTCGGTGACGCCAACGGCAACCTGGCCACGTGGGACATCACCGACCCGTCGCTGAACGGTGCTCTGGAGCTGGCCGCCTAAGTCCGGCCGTACCTCCGTTGGGCGTCCAACGGAGCCAAGACAACTGATCGTCAGGGGTCGTCCTACGAGGGGCGGCCCCTGAGTCATTCCGGTACGCAGCAAGAAAGATGACGAGTTGAGCAAGCCGAACAAGAAGGTTCTTCGCCTGTCGACCCTGCGTCAGTCCGCCGAGGAGCGCGGTACCGCCGACATCCCGTTCGAGGGTGTGGACGGCGAGATGTACAGCATTCCCGGCCCGCAGTTCTGGCCGGACTCGGCGCACGAGGCCGCCTCGGTCAACGACGTGCCCGGCATGGGCCGCGCGCTGCTCGGTGAGCAGTACGACGCGTTCACCAAGGGCGGCAACCGCTCGGCTGACCTCGCGCTGGTGGTCGAGGCGTACGCCGAGGAGCAGGGCGTCACCCTGGGGGAATCCGAGGGCTCGCAGGGCTGATTGACGCCCACGGGGACGATCTCGACGCCGACTTCCAACGCGTGTACGGCCTGGACGTCCGCGACGTCGGATCGGCCTCTCTGACGTGGGGGAGGTTCGGCGCGCTCGCTGAGCGCCTGCCGGAGGACGCCGTCACCGCACGGTCCGGGCTGAGCCCGGAAGAGGTCATCTGGTCGTCCCTGGAGGCGCAGCTCTCTGCGGGCGTCATCGAAAACTTGCGGGTCACCAACTACCTCCTGGGTGGCCTCCTCACCGCGCACGGCGCGAAGGAGAACCCTGTTCCGCTCCCGGAGCCCTTCTACCGGCCCGGTGTCGAGCGCGAACAGAAGAAGAACACGGGGCTGTTGTCGCTCGCTTCCAAGATGGGTGTCGAGCGGCCACGTCCCCGCATTACGTAGGGAAGTGCAGTAGTGGCCGGAGCCATGAAGGTCGGCACGGCCTTTATCGACCTCGTCGCGCGAGGTGATCGGCTTTTCGGTCAGATCACCACCATGGCGAGCCGGGCCGGGGTCACCGCCGGTCGCTCGCTCAACCGGGGTATGACGCAGGGACTTTCCGGCGTCAACCGGGGAATGGCCGGGGCGGGCCTGGCAGTTCAGGCACTCGGCACACGCGTCCAGAACACGGGGCGCCAGATCCAGCAGGCCGGGCAGAGCTTCGGGCGTTGGTCGGCTCCGGCCGGGGCCGCAGCGTCGGCCGTCAAGCCTCTGGCCCTGGGGGTCACCGCGCTCGGCGCGGGCGTCATCAAAACAGGCATGGACTTCGACACGTCCATGGCCAAGCTCAAGGGCGTAACCGGCGCTCCGGCGCGCGAAATCGCCCTCCTGGAGAAGACGGCCCGCCAGCTTGGCGCGACCACGAAGTTCAGCGCCTCGCAGGCTGCGGACGGCATGGGCTTCCTGGCCATGGCCGGGATGAAGACCAACGAGATTGTGGCGGTCACGCCGTTCATGCTCGACCTGGCGTCGGCGGCCAACATGGACCTGGCGCGCACGTCGGACGTCGTCACGAACGTGATGTCCGGCATGGGCTTGGGAGTTGACCAGGCAGGCCGGGCGGTCGACGTGATGGCCAAGGCCGCGATGAGCGGCAATACGGACATCGAGATGTTGGGCCAGGCGTTCAAGTACGTCGGCCCGGTCGCCAAGTCGTTCGGGATGTCGCTGGAAGAGGCGGCGGCCTCCATGTCCGTCCTGGGTGACAACGGCATTCAGGCGGACATGGCCGGTACGGCTATGCGCGGGATGCTGACGCGTCTTAACGACACGTCAGGCAAGGCGACGAAGATCGCCAAGAAGTACGGCATCGAACTTCGGGACCAGGACGGCAAGTTCATCGGCCTGACGGCCTCGGTGAACAAGTTCGCCGCGGCGGGCGTGTCGACCACGGACGTCATGACGGCGTTCGGGCAGCGAGCAGGCCCGGCATTCCTCGCCCTCATGGGCGACGACTCCCGCAAGAAGCTGAACCGGCTGAACGCGGAGATGAAGAACTCCGAGGGCGCGGCCCGCAACATGGCCAAGGCGTACGAGGAGTCGGCCAAGGGGCGGTTGCTCAACTTCAAGTCTGCCGTCGAGGAGCTGGCGCTCCAGATGTGGGACGGCGGGCTACGAGACGCCACCAAGAACACTCTTGACGGCCTGACCGGGCTGGCCCGAGGGTTCGGCGCTCTGCCGAACGGGGTCCGGCAATCGGTCGTCGCGCTCCTCATGGTCCCGATGGTGGTGTTCGGCGTCGCCAAGGCGGTGACCGGAACGGCCCGCCTGGTGACCGGCTTCGGCCGGTCTGTCGCCGGTGCCGGTCGGGTGCTGGTGGCGGCCGGAAAGGCTCCGGTCGCGTTCGCGCGGGGCCTGGCCCTGCTCCCGACCCGGCTCGGCCTGATGGCGCTGTCCCTGCGTCAGGGCACGGCGGCGGCCGGTGGGTTCGCGGCCCGCACGGCGACGGCGACGGCTTCGGCGGTCACCTCGTTCACGCGCACGGCCACGTCCGCAGTCGCGAACGGGGCCCGCACGTCGGCGGCGTGGGTGGCCTCTGGGGCGCGCTCCGCCGCCTCCTTCGCCCTGATGGCGACCCGCGCCACCGTCGCGGGTGGGCGCATCGCGGCGGTGTGGGTCGGCCAGGCCGTCGCCGGAGCCGCGTCGTTCGCCGCCTCCATGGTCCGCACGGCGGCCGTCGCGGTCGCACAGTTCGTCATGATGGCGGCCCGCGCCGTCATCTGGGCGGCGACCATGGCCGCACAGTGGATCATCGCGATGGGCCCGGTGGCCTGGGTGATCGCGGCCGTCGTCGGCCTGGTCGTCGCGGTCGTCGCCAACTGGGACAAGATCCGGGCCGCGACCGCCGCCGTCTGGGACTGGATCTGGGCCAAGATCAAGGCCGTCTGGGGGCTGATCAAGGCCGGGGCGGTTCTGTACTTCACCGCCTACCGCGTCGTGATCCTCGCGGCCTGGTCCGCCATCCGGTCGGCAACGTCCGCAGCCTGGACGGCGATACGGGCGCTGATCTCCGGCGTCTGGCGCGGCATCCGAGCCGTGATCACCGCAGGGACGAACGCGGCCAAGGCGCTCATGCGTGCCGGGTTCGCCGCCTGCCGTGCCGTCACCGCGTCGACCTGGGCCGCCATCCGGGGCCTGATCTCCGCAGCCGTCGCCGGAATCCGGTCCATCCTCGGGTGGTTCGGCCGCCTCGGAGGGCTTTTCCGGGGCTGGTGGAACTCCGCCGTCAGCGCCACGCGCACCACCACCGTGGCCCTGATCGCGGTCGTCCGGGGCATCCCCGGGCGCATCACGGGCGCGCTCGGCAACATGGGCTCGCTGCTGTACAACAAGGGCCGCGACGTGATCTCGGGCATGATCCGAGGCATTTCGTCCATGACCGGCGCTCTGTGGTCTAAGGCCAGCTCGGTGGCGTCGAGCATCAAGGACAAGCTGAACCCGACCAATTGGTTCCGGGCCTCCTTCGTGCCCGACGACGGGGCCTCGCCCCTCCCGGGGCCCTTCGCGCCCGCCTTTGCCTCTGTTGGCCGGTCAACGCTGCTCGCGGCCTCTGCGGTTGCCCCCATGGGGTACGCGGCTCCCTCATCCCTCGGTGGTGCGGTCGGCGGTGCGTTCTCGTCCATGGCGGCGGCGTTCGACGCCGGATCGCGCGGCGGCGCGTCGGTGGGCGACCTGGGCAACTTCGAGCGGGCGGCGAACCGTGCCGCCGACGGGGCGGTCGGCAGGCGCGCGGGCGCGACCATCACCATCAACGCCCGGACGGATGCGAACCCCTACGAGATCGGTAAGGCAATCGCCTGGGAAATGAGGACTAGTGGCCGATGACATCTACGTGTCGTGGGTGTTCGCGGAGCAGGTAGCGGCGTCCAACGCGGTGCGGGTGTCATGGGGCCCGCCGGAGCGGGACACCCCCGCTCTGGCCCACCTCGTCTACATCAAGCCGTCGACACAGAGCAGTTGGTCCGGCGGCGAGCTTCAGTCGCTCACCGTGCCCATGCCCGCCATGGAGCACACGTTCGCCGTACCGGGCCCCGGAACCTATGACGTGCGGGTGCGCATCCGGTACGGGGCGGGGACCAGCGTCTACCTGGGCAGGGACACAGCGGTGGCCGTCGAGCCCCCGCCCCCGCCGCCTCCACCGGTCGCCCCGGTGTGGGGCGACGAGACGGTGCAGCAGCCGTACGAGGCGCAGAGCTGGACGGCCGAGTACGGCGGCGTCCTGCTCGGCGGCCCGTCGCCGGTCCTCCTTGAGGAAGTCTCCGGCCTGCTCGATGCCCCCGAAGTCCGGTCGTCGGACAAGGAACTGTTGCAGCGTGACGGCCTGGTGCCCGGGGTCGACTACCTGGGAGACCGGGCAATCACCCTGGAGATGACGGTCCTTGACCCTGACCGGAACCTCTCCGACGTGCTCGCCGCCTTCGTCCCCGGAGGGTCGGAGCGGCCGTTCCGGTTCGCCTTCCCGGGGGTGGCCGGCTCGGACGGCGTCGTGAACTGCCGTGTGCGGAAACGGGATATCAAGATCGACCACATGCACGTCGCCGGGGCGGCCAAGGTTGTGGTCGAGATGGCGGCGACGGACCCCCGGCTGTACGCGAACCGGGAGGAGATGGCCCGGGTCGAGCCCCCGAGGGCGCGCGAAGGTACGCGGCTGTTCCCCGCGCGGTTCCCCCTCCGTCTGCGGAAGGACGGGGCGCAGGTGTACGCCGCGCGCACGTCCCTGACGAACCGTGGCAACACCGAGACGTGGCCGCGCTTCAAGCTGGTCGGTCCTCTGCTGTCTCCGGCGATCGAGAACAAGGGCACGGGCCAGCGGCTCGCGTTCGATCTCCGGTTGCCAGCCGGTGAGGTGCTGGAGGTCGACACCCTGCGGCGCGAGGTGCTGCACAGCGGGGCCAACGTCTTCGGCTCCGTGACGCCGGGCAGCGAGTGGTTCTCGTTCGCGCCAGGCCCCAACTCCGTGGAGCTGGAGGCGAAGCAAGGTTACGAAGGCATGTTCGCGGAAGCGCGTTGGCGCTCCGCATGGCTGTGAAGGATGGGATTTTGGCAACGCTGCGACCTGCAATGTTCGTTCATCAGGGGGAGTACGACGCGCTTGACTTCCGTCGCGTGCTGTCGAGGATGCGCCCCCCGGTGTTCGGCGTGGTCGGTGACGGGTTCAAGGTCTCGCGCGTGAACGCGCAGACGGCCCGGGTCCGCGTCGCCGGGGTCAGCGATGCGTGGGTGGGTTTCAACTCCGGTACGGGCGAGGCGGTCAGCTCGCGTGACGGCGCGTTCGTGAGCCTGGACGACCCGGTGGAGTTCGATGTGCCGGTTCCGAGCGTGGGCGAGCAGCGCACCTATTACGTGGTGCTGAAGGTCGAGGAGCGCGACGGCGACGACGCGGTGAGCTACGCGGCCGGGGACCAGTTCGAGCCCTACAGCCTGGACGACTTCGCGGCGGGCTGGGGCTTCACCCTCGTGGCCGGACCCAACGGCGGTGCCGTGCCCGCCGATTCGCTGGTGCCGCAGAACTCCCTGGTTCTGGCCTCGGTGACGGTCAAGGGCGGCCAGGTGCTCGATGACACGTCGATCAAGGATCTCCGGTTCTCGTACGGGTCGCAGAACGATGCGGCCCACGTGTCGATCCTGCGCACGGCGCAGGGCCGCACCGTGGCCGACGTCGCGAAGAACAAGCCCACCATCCGCAACGGCTCCCTGATCTATGACGTTGCGGACGACACCCTGCACTACGCGGTGTCCGGGGGGACGGGCAAGACACGGCCGGTCGAGCGCGGGACGCAGTTCTACCAGGCGCGCGGGTCGGGAACCCCTGGGCTCGCGGGCGGCAACAACGCCAAGGGTTTCGGCATCCTCAAGATCTGGATTCCGAGGGCGGACTACCCCCGGGTGGTGCAGCTCTTCTGCTCGATCCGGGGCGATCTCAAGACCTCCCCGAACGAGCCTCACATGATGTCGTGGTCGCTGCGGGGCAGCGGGAACACCAACGCCGAGGTCGGGACGCTGACTTACACCGAGACCATGTCGGCCCACACGGGCCAGTGGGGTTGGCAGGGCAACTACGTCGAGACCCTGGACGCAGGCGTCGGCAAGGACTTCTGGGTGTCCGCCCGTCCGAGGACCGGCAAGGCCGTCTACGCCAACGGCGGCGACGCGCGTATCTGGGCCGTCGTCACACCGCTGATCAACTGATGGAGATGGATGTATCGCGTTCTGTTCGTGGAGTTCAAGTCCGGCACCCTGTGGGGTGAGTTGCCCGCATCATCGCTGGATTTCTCCCGCGTACTGAACGCTCCCGGCAAGGCCACCGTGACGGTGCCCCTGGCGAACGATCCGCTGCGGGGGCACGACTGGTCGGTCATATCCCCGTGGCGCCTGTTGATCTACATACAGCGCGGGCAGCGGATCGTCTTCGGCGGTCCCCTGATCACGTGGTCCGTGGACCTGGAGCGCGAAGAGATGGTCCTCAACTGCGAGGGCCTGTGGTCCTACTACCGGCGTCGGCTCATCAACGACCTGTCGGGGCGCTGGAATCCGCAGTCCTGGACCCGCGAGGGCGCGGCGTACGTCGGGTGGGACCAGGCCGACATCGTGTACGACCTGCTGCGGACGCAGGCCGACCGCTCGTACGACACGGGCGGGACGGACAAGGTCGAGCGAGGGACGGGCCCCGATGCGCTGGTCTTCGACTGGCAGGGCGAGCAGGAGCCGGACCCTGACGGCAAGGTCGTCAAGCCGCTGCCCGGCAAGGGCGTCATGCCCCCGACCGGGGTGGCCCGGACCCGGAACTACCCCTGGTACGAGTACAAGGCCGTGGGGGAGGCCGTGGAGCAACTGGCGGCGGTTCAGCGTGGGTTCAATTTCCGGATTGACCACTACTGGAACGGCGACCGGCTGGTGAACCACTTCCGGCTGATGTACCCGACATCGGGTGAGGTGACCGGCCTTGAACTGGAGCACGGGTCCAACTGCGAGGTGACCGAGGTCCGGGGCGACGGTACGAACCTGGTGACGCAGGCCCGTGCGACCGGGGCGGGGGAGGGCCTGAACACGCTGATCGCCCACCGCGCCGACGCCGAGGCAGAGCAGCCGATCACCTCCCGTACGCCCCGACTCGAAACGGTGGAATCCCATGTCGACGTGACCGAGGTCGCCACGCTGAACGGCTACGTCGAGCGCATGTTGCGCGAGGGGTCCAAGCAGGTCGTGATCCCCTCGGTGCGGCTGCGGCCGGACGCCTTCCCCGGCCCGGACAACGTTCAGGTGGGGCAGGTGATCGGGCTCCGCGTCGGGACGCCGTGGTGGCCGGGCAACCAGGGCGGAGAGATCCGGGGCGAGAGAGGCGCGTACCTGATCGCGGAGATAGACACCAAGGTGGACGGCGGCGGCGAGGAAACCTCGCTGACCCTCGTTCCGGCCGACCTGTTCGAGGGGGACTGACACATGGCCACATCGCTCTACAACGCGTCGCTGGCGGCCGAGCTGGCGACGATGAAGCGCCGCCTTGCGGTCCTGGAGCGCAGCCCGAAGAACGGCGGCCGGGCCGATCGCTGCCTAGCTGTGTCCCGGAGCCAGGCGACGGGATCGGCGGTGCTGTTCAAGACGGAGGAAGACCTTCTGCATGTCTCCCTGGTCGGGATCAACAACCCGGTGGTGGTCATCGACGCCCCGGTGGTGATGACGTCTGCGGGCACCGTGACGATCCGTCCGGTGCCCGGAGCCGGCTCGGCCCCCGGGGCACTGACGGCGTCGGTCAAGAAGGGCCACACGCGGGCGCGTTGGGTCTGGCGCTGGCCGGGCCGCGTCGGCTGGCAGGCCGGGACAGGCGCCACGTACTTCACGCTCAAGGCCAAGAACAGTGTTGACGCACAGTTCGGTGACAAGGTGTTCGACCCGGTGATTCAGGCGATCTCGGAGGCCGACGCCGAGGCGCTGGGCCAGGCCGTCAACACCGTGCGGGTGTCCTGATGCTGGGGCGGCCCTCGCTGGCAGGCGAGTTGAACGAGATCCGGCGACGCCTGGGCGTGCTGGAGCGGGCACAGCGCAACGGCGGAAGCGTCGAGCGCTTCCCGTACGGGAAGCTGTACCCGATGCAGGGCATGTTCACCTTGCCCAACAAGGACCTGGAACCGCAGTACGCCGTGGACATGTCCGGCGTGAACAACCCCGTCGCGGTCATTGATGTCCGGGTGAGCGTGGCCGACAACGGGTCGACGCGCAACGAGGTCCAGGTGACGCCGCAGTCCGCCAAGGGGGCACGGGGCCCGTTGCTGCGGGCGTACGCCTCCGACATGGCGCAGGTCGGCAACCGGCGCTATGCGACGTGGCGGTTCCTCTGGGGATGGCCCGGGGCGTGGGGCTGGGAGGACGGCGACGGCTCGACCTCCTTCGAGGTTCTGGCGGCGAACAAGGCGGGCGTCGGCGCGTTCGGCACGATGTATCAGCCTGCCGTCTCCGTGGTCGACGCGGCGACCGCCGACGCACTCGGGAAGGTCGGGACAGTCTTCAAGCTGTAGCGCAGCGTTGGACGTCCCACAGAGCCCCGCTCGGAAATCTCCGGGCGGGGCTTTCGCATGAGCAGAAAGGGCCAGAGATGGCGTACACGGCCGACGCGGCGATACGCGAGGCACGCAAGCACCTGGGGTACCGGGAGACCGGGAACAACCTGACGAAGTTCAACCAGGAGTTCGGGAAGATCCCCGGGTATCCGCACAACGGCTACGGCTACCCGTGGTGCCAGTCGTTCCAGTCCGTCGTTCACAAGCACGCGGGCGGGCGGCCCAACACCGATTTTCCGTGGTCGGCGGGATGTTCGGCGGCGACGTCGTGGGCCAAGTCCCGGGGCCGGTTCTACACCACGCCCCGCAAGGGCGACATGGTCATGTACGGCGCTGGCGGCGGCACCCACGTGGACATGGTGACCGAGGTCGAATCGGGCCGCGTGAAGGTCATCGGCGGCAACACGGGCGGGTCGATGAACGGGGCGTACTACAACGGCGATGGCGTCTATGAGAAGTGGGTCCAGCGGTCCAACCCCCGGATTCACGGCTACGTCCGCCCCGCCTACGGCTCGGCCGGAACCGGGACCGGCGGCGGCAACTCCAAGCCCCCGTCCGGCAACCGGTACCGCATCAAGTCCGGCCAGACCCTCGGAGTCATCGCGGCCCTGTTCGGGACGACCGTCGCGGGCCTCCTCGCGCTGAACCCGTCGATCAAGAACCCCGACCGGGTGAACGAGGGTCAGGAGATCATCGTTCCGGCGAAGAAGGAGCCGACGAAGCCCCCGACGAAGGAGCCGACGAAGCAGCCCACCAAGCAGCCCACGACGCCCCCGAAGCCTCCGGCGAAGGAGCCGAGCAAGCCGCCCACCGGCAAGCCGGACCCGGGCAAGGGCAAGCCGACCGGCAAGCCGAAGCCCCCGGTGCACAAGCCTGCCGACAAGCCGTACGGCGCTGGCTACCTGGTGACCATCAACGGCAAGACGTACGGCCCCGGTGCCAAGGGGGACCACGTCACCGTGCTGGGCCGGGCCTTGGTGAAGCGGGGGTTCGGCAAGCACTACCGGCAGGGACCGGGCCCGCGCTGGCACGAGGTCGACCGGCAGAACTACGCCGACTACCAGCGTTCGTTGGGCTTCACCGGCAAGGACGCAGACGGCATCCCTGGGCGCAAGTCCCTCAACCGCCTCCTGGGAAACCCGAGTTCGGCCACCGCGGAGCGGTGCTCGTGCGGCAGGGCCAAGGCTCCGGCCCCCGAGCCGGCTGGGGCGGTCCCCGGGCGGGGAGTCCTGGCCAACGCCCCGGTGAACGCGCCGCTTTCGACCCCGTGGGGAACGTCCGGCGCGCTGTGGTCGAGCGGCAGGCACACGGGGGCTGACTTCCGCGCGTCCTCCGGCACGCCCGTGCGGTCGGTTGCGGCCGGAGTCGTCGTCAAGGCGGGCCCGGGTGGGGCGTACGGCAACGAGATCGTGCTCAAGCACGCCGAGGGCCGGTTCACGCAGTACGCCCACCTGTCGGCCGTGCAGGTCCAGGAGGGCGCGGCCGTCGCGCACGGGCAGGTGATCGGCCTGTCCGGCTCGACCGGCAACTCCACCGGCCCGCATCTCCACTTCGAGCTGCGGACCGGCCCGGCATACGGCTCCGACGTCGACCCCATGCCGATTCTCACCGCCCCCGGCCCCCGTGGCGGTGCGCCCGCTGCGGCGGTCGCGGAGTCCCGGAAGTTCGGCAACGACCTGGACGGGTGGATTGAGGCCGCCCGCGCCGAGCTGGCGAAGAACGGCGACCGGGTACCGAGCGCTGCGGCGATCCGGGCCCGCGTGATGACCGAGAGCGGCGGCAACCCCCGCGCCATCAACCTGACCGACAGCAACGCGGCCAAGGGCACCCCGAGTAAGGGCCTTATCCAGACGATCGACGCGACGTTCCAGGCGTACCGGCTGGCGCACCTGGCGAACGACCCGTACGACCCGGTCTCGAACCTCGTCGCCGGAGTCCGGTACGGCAACGACCGCTACGGGTCCTTCGAGGCCGTCGCGTTCAACAAGGGCGGTTACTAGACGACATGAGCGAGCGCGAACCGCTCGGCGTGCAGATCACGGCACGCGAGATCTATGACGAGCTGCGCGACATGCGCGGCGAGGTGCGCACGATGGCGCAGCACCTGGACACCGACAAGACGGCCATTGCCGACCATGAGGCGCGCATTCGGGCTATCGAGCGGTGGAAGTACAGCATCCCGGCGGCGGTCCTCATGGGCATTGCGTCCGTCGCCGTCGAGGTGGCACGAGCAACAGGCGGGAAGTAGTGGAACAGATCAAGGAACTCATCGCGGCCAACCCGGTACGCGCACGGGCCGCAGTGGTGGCCCTGGTGTCCGCGCTGGCGGGCGTCGTGCCCTCCCTGGCGGGCCTGGACGTCGAGGGGGTGGCGGGCGTCGTCGTCGGCCTGGTGGCGCTGCTGTGCGGTGCCGACGCGGCCAAGCGCGTGACGCTGAACGAGACGTCCGAGATGGACGTCATGGCGGCGGCGCGCGACTGCTGCGCCTGCCCGCACCAGATGCCCGAGGGCGTGACCGAGCTGGGGCACGTCGAGGTGACGGCGGAGCTGTCGCGTAAGGACCTGGCCCGGCGCGGCTGACGCTGTACCCCCACCCCCACTCAACCCCTCGCACGAGTGGCGAGGACAGGAGAGTGATGGTGCAGGGCATCGGCATAATCGGGCGGGCCCGCAGCGGGAAGGACACCGTCGCGGCCCGCCTGGTGGCGCAACACGGCTTTCAGCGCATGGCACTTGCTGACCCGCTGAAGGACATGGCACTGGACATCAACCCCGTGATCGGGGCCGAGGACGGCACGGCCGGATTCTCACCGCTGTACCTGGCCGACGCGGTCGAGCTGCTGGGCTGGGAGGCGGTCAAGGACTGCTACCCCGAGGCCCGCCGCTTCCTTCAGCGGCTGGGAACGGAAGGCGTGCGTAAGGCGGTTGGCGCCGACCACTGGGTCGAAGCGCTGATGCAGCGACGCGCCGCCCGCCGGGTGGTCGCGGACGACCTGCGCCCGGTCGTCGTGCCGGACGTGCGCTTCCCGAACGAGGCCAGGCGGCTCACGGCCGCTGGCTTCCAACTCTGGTACGTGGACCGGCCCGGCGTCGTCGGCGGCGGCCACGCATCGGAACGGCTCGGCCCGACGATGGCCGGGCACGTGCTGCTGAACGACAGCACCATTCAGGCCCTGCACAGGCAGGTCGACGTACTGATCAAGGGAGAACCACGCAATGCGTGAGGCCATCATCAAGCGACTCGGCGGAGTGACCCGCGAGGAATTCGAGGACACCGTCACCGCGCTCGGCGGCCAGGACGTGGCCGCGTACAACCCGCTGCCCGCCTTCCTCCAGAGCGAGGCGGCGCAGGCCGCGCACGCCCGCGTGAAGGCCGCCGTGCCCGGCTACAAGGACGGCGTGACGTCCATCCGGAACGCCCTGTCCGCGTGAAGTGACACCCGCCCCCGTGGGCGCTGGCCATGCTGCCAGCGCTCCGGGGGCTTTTCTGCATTCCCGGACCACGGTGCCTCTGCCATCGCCGTTGGACGTCCCACGGTGCTTTGCATCGCGGCCCGTGCGCATGTACTGTCTGGACCGCGCCAACCGGACAAGCCGGGCGGCGGACGCAAGAGAAGAGATGGTGTTCCGAATGACGGGGACCGTAACTGTTGGTGACGTGCTGAGGCTCGGTGGCGATCTGGCCACGATCGGCAAGGGCAAGGTGCCGCACGCACTGTTGCGGGGTAAGACCATCTGCCGGGAGCAGGAAGCCGAGGCGCAGAACTTCGAGAACACCCACGCCGATACCGCCATCTGCGCGAACTGCGCGAAGCTGGTCCGGCACCGGACGTGGACGGAAGAGGAGATCCCGGCCGAGGCCGGAGAGACCCCGGCGGCGGAGACCCCGACCGAGGACGCCGGGAAGGCCGAGGAGCCGACGCCGGAGGGGGACGGGAAGGCCGAGGAGACCCCGGCCGACAAGCCCGACGCGCTGACCGAGGTGGGCGCGATCCTTGACCGGATGGAAGACGACGCGACGTACGACCCGGCCAACATGGAAGAGGACGGCAAGCGCGTTGAGGCGCTGCTCCTGGAGCTGCCCAACGGAAAGCGCACGGCTAACCGTATGCGCCTGCGGGAGGCCCGGGACGCGATTGTCGAGCGGGTCAAGGCGGCGGCGGAAGCGACGGCGGCGGAAGCGAAGGCGCTTGCGGTACTGGAGACCACCGACTATCACGCCGTGCCCGGTGCCGAGGAGCTGGCCGAGGAGGGCGCTGCCAAGGTCGCGGCGATCCGGGACGCGATCGGGTCGGCGGCAGAGGCCGCGAACGAGGCCGCGCACGTGCAGCTCCACGCCCGCCGCCGCTTCCGCAACAAGGACGGCCTTCCGGACATCGACGGGAAGTCGCAGGCGTGGCGCGACTGGTCGAACGACATGAACGTGAAGGCGGATATCGCCGTCACGGCGGACCTGCCCGAGGACGAGAAGAAGCGGCGCACCCTGATCCAAGGCAGTGTGCGGGCGCAGATGTCGCAGGTGCGGGTGGATTACGTCCGCGCGTTGGACCACTCCCCGGAGGAGGCGGCGCTGTTCCTGAAGGCGGCCAATCCGGTCAAGGTGAAGAAGGGCGAGAAGGTGTCGGACGCGGTCTTCCGGCACTTCGGCATTGCCCCCCGGTCGATCGCGGAGAAGAAGCGGGACGACCGCGCCGCGAAGGCGATCACGACCGGCACGGCGCAGGCGAGGGAGGTCGTCGGCCAGGCGGCGAAGGCGGCAAAGGACAAGAAGAAGCCGGTTGAGTTCAAGGCGGCGTCCGTGATGCAGATGGCGCTGGACGCGTTCGAGAAGCTGCCGATGGAAGCGGTCGAGGCGGCCGACCCGGTGGGCAGGAAGCACATCCACGCGGACGCCAAGAAGATGGTCGCTCTGCTGGAGAAGATCATCAAGGCCACCGAGGACAAGGCGTAGGACGCATCGACCGGGCCCCGCTCCTGACCGGGAGCGGGGCCTCCTGCGAAGGGGACAGCATGATTCCGATGTACGGGGTTCAGCCCCTGCCCGTGGACGATGAAGAGGCGTTCGACGTCACGCGGACGAGCGAACGCGGCGAACGTGTCCTCATCCGGTACGCAGATCAGGACGCGGCGCTGAACGTTGCCAGCTCGCTCAACGCGAACGCGGGCGGCGAGTGGGGGGTGCCCTCCGCCCAGGAGACGCCCGAGGAGGCCCCGGAGCCCCTGCCGGACGACCACACGCGCACGCTCGCGGTACAGCTGACGGTGGAGGAGTTCCGGGAGCTGATGCGCTCGGTGGCCTACCGCCTGGACGCGGACGGGCCGCCGGTGCTGGCGCGCGTCCTGCGCAAGGTGGGAGACGCCTGGACCGCCGCCGAGGAGTGACCCCCACCGAGCTGCACGAGGCCGTCTAGCGGCCCAGGGCCCTCGTTCCCCACCCGGGGAGCGGGGGCCCTTTCTCATGCCCGCAGGCGGGCGTACGGAGCGGGTGACCAACGTCCCAGCCGGCTCAGGGACCTTGGCCCCTGGCGTCCACTGTCCGGCGCTCGCCTGCCCGGCGCGCGGGCCCGCTCTCCTCCTGGTGCAAGAGAGTCGCACTACAGCCCTTCTTTCCTCTGTGCGGTTGGGAGAAGAAGAGACGCAGTGCGACTTTCTCGCACCCGGGCGGCCTGTACCCCTGCCCCCACTGAACCCCTTCGCAAGCGATCAGCGGCCCCGGAGACGGGGCGCGGAGGGAGAGAAGCGTGTCGAGCGTCAACACGATCATGCGCGGCGGGAGCCGCTTCTACGTCGAGCCCGAGACGGGCGTCAAGGCCCCGGGCGTGACCAGCATCATCAGCATGGGGCCGAAGCCGTTCCTACAGTTCTGGTCGGCCAAGATGGCGGCCGAATGCGCGGTCGACAACATCGGCTCCCTCGTCGGTCTGGCGATGAACGACCGGCAAGGCGCGATCGACTTCGTCAAGGGCGCTGCCCGCCGGTACACCAAGCAGCGGGCGGACGTCGGGTCCGAGGCGCACGACTTGTTCGAGCGCATGGCACGCGGTGAGGTGGTCCGCCGCGTGCACCCGGACCTTGAGCCCTACCGGGCGCACTTCGCGGAGTTCCTGGACCAGGCGCAGCCGGAGTTCCTGCGGATGGAAGACGTCGCCTGGAGCGAAAAGCACAACTACGCGGGGTCGTTCGACGCCATCGCCAGGATTGGCGGAGAGGTCGTCATGCTCGACTACAAGACGAGCAAGGCCACTTACGCCGACGTGTCGTTGCAGGCCACCGCGTACGCGTACGCGGACGTGATCCTGGACGCGGACGGTAACCGGCACGAGATGCCGAAGTGCGACGCGGGCGCGGTGCTCCACGTGACCCCGGAGCAGTGGGCGCTTAAGCCGGTCGAGGTGTCGGACCGCGTCTTCGCGCAGTTCCTCGCGCTGCGCAAGACGTTCGACTGGGACCGGGAGACCTCCAAGGAGGTCATCGGGAAGCCGGTCATGTCCGGCGGTACCTCCCTCGTCACGGGCACGCAGAGGCGCGCCAAGTGACGCTGACATGGGTGGTCTTGTACGTGTCGCTGTTCGTCATGCTGACGGCCTCTGCGCGGCGCTGAGGGCCTGTACCCCCGCCCCCACTCAACACCTACGACGGAGGGGCGGGGATCGCTGCGAGCGGCCCGCCTCTTGCGTCTCACCCCCCTTTCACAGATCAGCGCAGGAGATTTTCAGCTTGTCCCGCAGCCTTGCCATTTTCGACACCGACCCCGACGCGAAGCCGCGCCCCCGTTTCGTCGCTGACACCGTGGGCCGCTTCCGCAGCGGGCGCATGATCGGCAACAGGCCGGAATCGCTCTCCGAGTGGCGCGTGACGACCGGTGACCCGGACACCGCCAAGGCGATCACGGCCCTGATGGGTGGCACGTCCGAGGAGTGGGAGACGGCCGGGGAGGACGGTCTCGAAATCCTCACGGACAAGGACGCCGTGAAGATCGTCATCGACGGCGTCGAGTCCATCCGGGCCCGCATGGTCCTGTGGGGCCGTCAGGGTCCGATCCACGAGTGCGACGGCGCTGTGTACCTCTCGCCCGACGAGGACAAGGGCACCCCGTGCGGATGCCCGAAGCTGCTGGCCGACCGCAAGGCGGCGGCCAAGTCCGGCCGGGGCCCGGCCCCTTCCATCGAGCTGAAGTTCCGCCTTGCGGACGATCCGACCCTCGGGAAGTTCAAGTTCGTGTCCGGCTCCTGGGAGCTGGTCAAGGTGCTGCACGAGGTCGAGAACGCACTCGAACGGGTCGGCGGTCCGGCGCTGTGCACGCTCCGCCTGGAGCTGGTCGAGTTCACCACGAAGGCGGGCGTCGATGTCGCCTACCGAAAGCCCGTGATCGACGTGCACGGCAAGGTCCCCGCTGACATCGACGCGGTCATCAACGACGCGTCGCCGTGGGACGACGTCCCGTTCTAGGCCGAGTTGGGGGCCCGTCAGCGCGACGGGCCCCCGGGCCAGTGTTGGACGTCCAGCAGAGAGAGAGTCAGAAGTGCGTTCCGCAGAAGAGATCATGCGCCACCCGTTCCGGGTGCCCGAGCCCCTGTCGTACGAGGAACTGTCGCGGATCTGCGACGACTTCGACCGGGCGGCTGTCCACCCGTCGACCGGGACCGGCAACAGTGCCGCCAAGCTCAACGAGGACAAGGTGCGGGCGATCCGCCAGGCGGCCGATGCCGGGGCCCGACTGACCCCGCTGGCCGAGGCGTTCGGGATCTCCGCACGCGCCGCCCGCCACATCGTCCGCCGCACGTCCTGGACGCACGTTCAGTGATCCGGGTCGTTAACGAGGACCAGGCCCCGGCCCTGGGCGACGTCCGCCGGATGGCGGCCGGTGACGTCCTGGTGTTCCGGCCGAGTGCCCGCAGTCGGCCCGATTTCCCGAGGCTCTGGGAAGCCGCCGGGGCGGCGTCGATGCGCGGGGCCTGGGTCCACTGGACGGCGGTTGACGTCGATGGCTAACCCGAACAAGGCCAAAGGCACGGCGTGGGAGAGCGCCTGTCGCGACTACCTGAACGACGGTCTCCCGCTGTCCGTCAACAGGGAGTTCAAGGTCTCCCGCAACGCACAGACCGGCGTCAAGGACATCGGGGATCTCGACGCCTACCCCTTCACCGGTGAGTGCAAGGCGGTCAGGGCGTACGACCTGGCGTCGTTCGTGGAGCAGGCCGAACGAGAGGCAGAGAACGCGGACATGCCCTTCGGCGTGGCGCTGGTCAAGCGCCCCCGTAAGGGCGTTGGCGACGGCTACGCCGTGCTGAGCATCCGCACATTCCGCCGGGTTCGCGCCCGGCTGCTGGGGGTCGAGGACCCCGGAGAGTAGGAGAGAGATGGAGTTCCGCAGCATCCTTGCGCGGTTTGAGGACGTGGCGGAGCACGCAGACGGCGGATACGTCGCGAGGTGCGCGGGGCACTCCGACACCCGCCCCTCACTGCGGATTTGGCGCGGTGAGGACAACAAGGTGCGGATGACGTGCCGGGCCAACTGCCGCACGGCCGACGTCCTCACGGGGGCCGGGCTGACGTTCTCGGACCTGTTCGACGCGACGGGGGAGGGGCTGACCGTTCCGGCGGCCCGCCCCGTCCCCGTGGACGCGGGCAAGATAGCCGCACTCCGCATGTGGCTTGATGACCGGCTCGCCGGACTTGGCGCAAGCGTCTACGACTACGCGGCCAAGCGGTTCGGCCTCAACTCCCGCCAGTTGCAGGACCTTGAGGTGGGGTCATGGGTGCCCTCCGCGGAATACCCCGAGTTCGTGTCGGACACCTTCGCCCGGTACCCGCGCATGGTCGTCCCCTTCTTCGGGTTCGACGGCGTCGCCCGAGGCGCGCAGGGCCGGGACCTCTCCGGCCGATGCCCGGTCCGGTGGGTGTCCCTGTCGAACGACGGCGGCACGTGGGCCAAGTACGGCGTACTGCGCAACCGTTCGGGGTTCGACACCTGGGTCATCACCGAGGGCCCGAGCGACGGGCTGACGGCGTGGGCGCAGGGATACAACGTGGTCGCTGTGCGCGGCGCGGGCCTCGCGCGGAACGCGGAGCTGATCCGCGAGATAGCGGCGGGCCTGGGTGACTCCGACGTCGTCCTCGCCGGGGACCGCGACAAGGCCGGAGAGGCGTTCACGGAGGAGCTGGCCAAGGCCCTCGTCCGTGAAGGCGTGATGGTGCGTCGGCTGGCCGGTATCCCGCCCGGGATGGACCTCACGGACTGGCGGGCCGAGGCGCCAACGGATTTCCCCGGGGCGTTCCACCATGCCGTCAGGCGGGCGGAGTTGGTCAAGGCGGATGAGCCGGCTGGGGAGGTGACGCACCGTGGGACGTCCAGCAATGCCCCGCTTCCGCTGACGGACCTGGGCAACGCGCAGAGGCTGTTCAACCGGCTGGGCGGACACGTCCGCATGGTGGCGGGCGCTGGCGTCTTCCGGTGGCAGGGCAGGAAGTGGGAGCAGATCCCCACGGAAGCCCTGTACGCCGATGTCCGCGCGGTCATCCGCGCGATGGGCGAGGAGACCGGGCACCCCAACCCGGACGCCCACAGCAAGTGGGTCCAGCGCTCCCAGGACGCACAGAAGGTGCGCGGCATGGTCGACATGCTCTCGTCCATCCCCGGTGTGTACGCGACGGTGGACCAGTTCGACGCCACCCCGGATCAGATCGCGTTCCGCAACGGGATGGTGAGCCTGCGGACGGGGGAGCTGACCCCGCACGACCCGGAGGACATGAACACGTTCTACGTGGACGTGGACTTCAAGCCCGGGGCGCGGGCCCCCCGTTGGGAACGGTTCCTCCAGGAGTGCCACCCGGACAGCGAGAGCACCCCGGGATTCCTTCAGGAGCTGGTCGGCTACGGCCTGTCGGGTCTGTCGGTCGAGCGCTGTTTCGTGATGCACGTCGGGCCGACGACCAACGGGAAGACCACGTTTACGGCGACGCTGGAAGACGTGTTCGGTGATGCGGCCCACCGGGTCGACGCGGCACTGTTCCAGCGTCGCCGGGAGTCGGGAGGCCCCCGGGCCGACGTGGTCGGCCTGCGCGGCAAGCGCCTGGTGATCTCCTCGGAGTGGCCCGCCCATATGCCGCTCGATCAGGCCCTCATGAAGTCCGTGACCGGGGATCAGACGATCAGCGCCCGGGGCGTCTACGCCCGGAACGAGATCACGTTCCGGCCCTCCTGCCTGGTGCAGGTGGACACGAATTACGTGCCCGATGTCGACGCGACGGACGCGGCCCTGTGGCAGCGGGTGCGGGTCGTCCCGTGGGAACAGGACTTCCGGGGCCGGGAGGACCGGCACCTCCAGTCGACCTTGAAGCGGGAGCGCGAGGGGATCGCCGCGTGGGCCGTGGCCGGGGCGGTCCGGTGGTTCGCCAAGTACGAGTCTGGCAAGGGCCTTGAGTTCCCGTCGGCCGTCGAGAAGCGGACCGCGCACTACCGCGACGCCTCGCACCCCCTCTCGGGATTCATCGGTGAGGAGTACGAGGTGGCCGAGGGCGGGTTCGTCTCCAAGACGGAGACGTGGGACCGCTACAGGTCGTGGGTTGAGGAGTGCGGCATCAGGCACCCCATGACCCGCAACAAGTTCTATGACGCGACGAGGACATTTCCCGGCGTGATGGAGACGGCGCGCAACGGCAAACGCGGGTTCAAGAACCTGCGGGACTGCAACGCGCCGGAAGCCAAGGCGGGCCCCGGGATCTTCGGGGGCGGCCACTAACCAGCACGACCGCGAGAGGGCCACCGTTGGACATCCAGCGGTGGCCCTCTTTTGCGTGAGGGGAACACATGCTGCACCGCTCTACTCCGTTGGCCGGAGGGCGAGTTGAGTACCACATATGCCAAGAGCCGGCTGACCTGGCGGCGTTCAGACGGTGGGTCATCGACGTGGCGTCGACCGGTCGCCCCATCGGCTCCGACTCGGAGACGACCGGTCTCGACTGGTACGCGTCCGGATTCCGTATCCGGCTGTGGCAGTTCGCCACCGAGCGGGAATCCTGGGTCGTCCCGGTCGAGCTGGGCCCGCAGTTCGCGGCGGCCGTGGCGTGGGCGCTGCGGACGCTGCCGAACCTCGTCTACCAGAACGGCACGTTTGACGCGCTGGCCGCTGACGCGCGCCTCGGTGTGGCGCTGGAAGAACACATGCCGAAGATCACCGATACGCGGATCATCGCCCACCTCGTGGACTCACGGCAGGACTTCGAGGGCGGCGTCGGGCTGTCGCTCAAACCGCTGGCGGCGTACTACGTCGACCCGGCCGTCGAGGACCCGCAGCGGGCGCTACAGGCGGAGTTCAGGAAGGCCGGGGGCAACAAGTCGACGGGGTGGGCCCTGATCGACTGGAGGAACGAGTCGTATCTCAGATATGCGGCTCTCGATCCGGTGCTCTGCGTCCGGCTGCTGCCCCGCCTCCTGGAGCGGTTCGAGGCCGAGGGCGGCCGTAAGGCGCTCATCCCGTACGAACACCGGCTCGCGGAAATCTGCGCGAAGATCCGGCGGCGCGGTATGCGCATCGACCCGGTGTACACGCGGGGCCTCGTCGGACGGCTGGCCGAGGACAAAGCCACCTTCGAGAGGGTGGCGGCCCGGTACGGGGTCGGCTCCGTCAACAGTCCCAAGCAGGTTGCCGAGGCGCTGGTCGGCATGGGGGAGGAGCTGACGGAGCGCACGGCGGGCGGGGCGCTCTCGGTGGGCAAGGACGTCCTTCTGCCCATGGCCGACCTGGGCACGGACTGGCAGCGGCTGGGCGTCCGCAGGCCGAACGCCTTGGCGGACGCGGTGCTGCGGGCGAAGCGGGCGGGCAAGTGGTCGACCTCGTACGCGCAAGCCATGCTCGCGAACCGCGACGCGGCCGACCGGGTCCACCCGGACCTGAACCCGCTGGGTGCGCAGACCGGCCGTGCGGCGGTCTCCAACCCCCCGCTTCAGCAACTCCCGTCCAAGGGCTGGACGATCCGGCGGTGCGTCGTGGCCGACCCGGGGGAGGTTCATTTCTCCGTGGACCAGGCGGCCGTTGAACTGCGGGTCCTGGCGGCCCTGTCGGGCGAGTCCAAGATGAAGGCGGCCATTGCGGCGGGGAAGGACTTGCACGGGTTCGCGGCCGAGATGATGTTCGGGGCCGACTTCAGCAAGCCGCAACGAACGCTCGCGAAGATCGCGGGACTCGGCACCGCCTACCAGGGCGGGGCCGTGACGCTGGCCAAGCAGACCGGCCAGGACGTCGCTGTCATGCGCGACACGCTCTCGCGCTACAACCGTGCCTTCCCCGGTATCAAGCGATGGGCGCGGGCGTTGCAGCGCGAAGCCATGAGCGACCGGGCGGTGTTGACGACCGTCACCGGCCGCAGGCTCCATCTGGACCGCGACCGTCTGTACAAGGTGGTTGCGTACGCCTGTCAGTCGACGGCCCGCGACACGATGGGACGGGCGCTGATCGAGATGGACGACCGGGGCCTGACTCCCTATCTGACGGGCTGGATTCATGACGAGGTCGTCGGGACGGCCCCCAGGGATGAGGCGCAGGACATCGCCAGGGAGTGCGCCGACGCCATGCGCATGGACCTGTTGGGGGTGCCGCTGGACACCGACTGTGAGGTCACGGGGCCCTCGTGGGCCGATGGCTACGGACTGCCCGACGAGTGGGCCTACCGAGGGTGAGGAGGTGACCGGGCATGTCCGTCAAGCCCTGCCCCGACTGCAAGGACGTTCTTCCGCTCGCCCGGTTCCCCCGGCGCGCCCGCAGCGCGGACGGCCGTACGGCCCGCTGCCGGGTCTGCACGGGCATCCGGAGGAAAGCCACCCGCGACCCCGTACGGGAGCGTGAGCGGCGTCTGTGGGCCGCGTACGGCATCACCGGTGAGGAGTATCGGCGCATGGGCGCGGCGCAGCGCTGGCGCTGCCTCGTGTGCGGGGAGCGGGCCCCGAAGGGGGTCCGGCTCGTGGTCGACCACGACCACGTGACGGGCTACGTCCGGGGGCTGCTGCACTCCGAGTGCAACGCGGCCCTGGGCCTGCTCGGTGACGACCCGGCAGTCCTGGAGCGCGCGGGCCGGTACCTGTCGCGCGCCGTCGACCTGCGCTCGCAGGTCCACTAGGCCCGAGCCGGCTGGGGGCACCGTTGGCGGCCAACGGTGCGTCACATAACGGCCGGACGTCCCGCTGGCCCCGAGTTTCATCCGCTGGGATGACAACCACTCCTCCGCAGGTCGGAGCGGACCAATGGCGTGTAACGGGCACTTGCGATCTTGCCGGTGCGAAACATAGGAATATGCCCGTCGCCGTAAAAGGTGGGTAAATTCAGTAAATGCGGGGGAGGGTCTGTGGTGCTCCGTTTGTCGCGCTGCAAATCCTTCGCGGCGGCGCGAGAGCGCACCGTGAGGCTTCTTGCCCGCCTGCGCCGACGCTCCGCCGCCTCCATGTCGGAACGGGCGCTGAACGCCAACGAGCGCGCGTTCAGCGTCACTCCGGGATCTCTCGTCGCGGGAATGCACCGCGTCGCTGAGTGCCTGGCGCGGTGCGCCCGCGCGTCCGAGCTGGCGCGCGTCTGTCACCTCCTCCGCTCCGTAGCGCGTCGCGCTACCGCCCGCGCTGCGCTCCATGCCGCCGCGCAGGAGCGCGACACCGACGGCGGGGTCTTCGCCCGCTGTGTCGGCTCTCCCGGCCCTGTCGCCGCATAGCGCACAGGGCCCTTCCCTCTAACGCCCCTGTGCCCGCGTAGGCACAGGGGCTTTTCAGCCATGCCCCCGCCCGGCCAACCCGCCGCACGGGGGCTTTGACCTGCCCTTTTTCGGTCCGGGCCGGGGTGTACCCCCCTCCCCACTCAACCGGTTTGAGCCACCGAACGAGGAGCAAACTGCACATGCACGCCACCGTGTCCGACCGTCTGATCGTCACTGCGCAGACGGGCGCGACTGACGATCTGGCCGCCCTGCGGGCGGACATCGAGAACGTGATGGGGCGCGAGATCACACACCGCCTCGTCGCATCAGAAGCGCAGTCGCTCGCCGCCGGGGCGGTGATGCTGGCCCTGGAGGGGGCCGCCCTGGCGATTGCCTGGGACAAGGTGTTCAAGGTGCCCGGAGGGGAGACGCGAGGCTCCGGCGCGGCATCGGCCGACGACCTCCGGCAGACGGCCCGCGCGGCTGTGTGGTCGGCGGTGACGACGTGGGACGTCTCGGCGGACAACTCCGCCGAGTTCACCTCGTACGCCATCCAGACGGCCAAGCTCGACGCGCAGGCGCAGGCCATGGCCGAGGCCGCGCCGGGTGTGGCGGTCGACGCTGCGGGCCGGTACGCCGGGGCGCTCCGCCGCAACGCGGGCAATCATGAGGCCGCCATTGCCGAGATGACCACCCGCGACGACAACAAGCGGATGTCGCCGGAGTACGCCGAACAGGTCCGCGCGGCCTTCGAGGGCCCCTCGTACATCAACGCGGGCGGGGACGCGGAACGCGAGGCGTCGGCGCTGGACGCGTCGGACGAGATGACGCCCGACGCGTGGGCCGAGCAGAACGGGGGAGAGCTTCAGCCCTCGTTGCGGTTCAACCCGCTGGAGCTGTCCCGCGACGCGGTCAAGGTCCGGGGCGTCAGCACGACCGGCAAGGGCGCGCAGAAGTCCGAGAAGACCCCGCCGCGCACCTGGGACGGCCGGGCCTACGAGGTGTCCCTCCGCGGAGCCGGTCAGCCCTACGAACGCCCCGATTCCGTAGGGGAGTTCGTCCGTGACGTGCCGCAGGGCCAGGGCAAGGGCAACGCCTGGTCGGAGACCGGGGCCGTGGTCGACCGCGAGGAGCTGCACCACGAACGGCAGGCCGCGCGCTACGACGCACCCCTCGTGCTCGACCGCTTCACCCCCGCAGAGCGGGAGGTGCTGGAAGCGGCGGCGCGCATAGACGGCGGCTTCACGGCGGCGGGCCGGGTGTCGGCCGCCAAGGTCGCGGAGGCCACCGGCAAGGCACAGAACACGGTCAAGAAGACGGCGCAGCGGCTGAACAGGAAGGTCGCGGAGATACGCGCCGAGTTCGCCAACTGACCCGTACGCAAGTCGAGGAGAGACACCCATGGCAGCAACCCGGCGCATCCGCCGCGACCGTCCCGCCCGCAGGCACGAGCCCCGCACCGAGCACGACTCGACCACCCCGTCAGGCACACACGTGCCCGACGTCCTGTCCGGCCTCATCCGCGCGGAGGCCGAGAAGTGAGCCGGTACCTGACCCCGGAGGACGCGGCGCTGGCCGGGGCCTCCGTCCTGGACGGCCCGCAGTGGGACGTCTGGCAGGAAGCGGACCCGATCGAGGACGACGAGGAAGCCACCTATGCCTAGCACGCTGCGGATGACCCCCGGCTGCCGCTCGACCGTCACGGGCCGAGTGACCGAGATCGAGACGGAGTTCAGCCCGTACGCGGGCCTGCGCCGAACCGTCACGGTCGAACAGGACGACACCGACACCATCACGCCGATCATCCCGCCGCGCATGGCGAGGACCGGCACCACCACCGAGGGAGAGAACACCATGCAGGAGAAGACCGAGACCAAGGCCGTCCTTGCCACCGACCGGGGCAGCGTCACGGCGGTGCACACCGACCGCGAGGCGTACACGCTGCGCCTCGTCGCGGCCGGACCGAACGGCGGCGGCGCACGGCTGACCGTGCCTCAGCTCCGCGACCTCTCCAAGTACCTCACGGCCAAGGCCGATGAGCTGAACAAGGCGGAGACCACCGCCAAGGAGAAGAAGGCGCAGGCCGAGCGCGAGGCACGGGCCCGCGTCCAGCGCGAGATGTACGGCTTCCGTGCCTACCCGTACTTCCGCTGACCCCCACCCCGCAGCAAGGAGAACCCCCAACTTGTCGACTGAGTACGCCTACTCCTGCGCCGACGCCCCCGGCGACACCCTGTACGTGTCCGCCGAACCTGACGGCGGCCTCCGGTTCCGCATCACCGACGGTGGCGCCAACGCCTTCGTCTTCCTGAACGGACAGGACACCACCCGACTGGCCCGCGACGTGGCCGAGCTGGCGGGCGGCTGCCAGGCCCTCGCCGCCTCGGAGCCCGCCGAGATACCGCAGCGCGAGACCCTTGACGACGCCCTCGCCATGAACCCGACGCCGCCCGTGGGCCCCGCGTCCCAGCCGGCTCTGGACCCCGGCACCAACACCGCCGAGAGCGAAGGGAGTTCGGACCCGGCCACCGTGCCGCCCCCGGTCACCTTCGCAGACGCGATGATCCCGCAGCCCGGCACCGTCGACCGTGAACGAGCCTACATCCGGGCGCGAGAACTGCTGTCCCAGGGCGAATCGCAGTACGGGCAGCGGGCGGTGGTCGAGCTGGCACGCTTCCTCTCCGGGGAGGACGCCGACCGCGAGACGTGACACCCTGACAGGGGCACCGCTGGACGGCCAACGTTGCCCTTGACGCACTACCGTTCCGCAGGTCACTGCGGGTGGCGAAGGGTTGAGAGATGGCCAGGCGGACCTATCGGGCTGTGAGTCGCACGGGCGACGTGACCTTGCGGCGCACGGAACGCGACTACCCGTACGCGGTGGAGGCCCGCAAGGTCGAGTCCTGGTCGGTCATCGTGTGGGCGACAGAGGAACCGGTGCGGAAGGTGCCCCGCAGGGAGACCGTCGAATGGAAGCAGGCGAAGAGGGCCGCCGAGGATGCCGCCGAAGAACTGCGCAAGGAAGCCAAGGAGTCCGGACGCCCCGTGACGTACATGGTCACCAACGTGGCCGCCGAGGACGCGGGAGATGACGCCCTCTATCACTGGATCGTCCGGGAGGAGCGATACCGGATGGCCGACAAGTGGGTCATCCTCTCGTTCCACGGCAGTGCGGCGCTGGCCGGGTCGGCCGCCGAGGCGTACCGCTCCCCGCTCACGGCCAGGCCGCTCACGCCGGAAGCGGACATCGTCAAGACCGAGCTAGTCACGTAGAGAGCCAGCAGGCCAGGGCCCGTTTCCCCGATGGGGAGACGGGCCCTTTTCGCGTTCCGGTGACAGACGTCACCAGGTCACCGTTGGACGTCCAACGGTGCTTGTGCCTACAGTGTGTCCACGCCGACCGGCGCGCACCGAACGAGAGAGAGCCACCCGAAATGATGCAGACCGCCACCGCCCGCGACATCGCCGCCGACATCGTCGCGGAGGGCGGCCAGACCTGGGCCCCGGGCAAGGTCGCTCCGGCCGGTGGCCACATGGTCAGCCTGCCCGGCACCGAGCGCGTCATCCCGCTCGACTACTTCTGTGCCTCCGACGTCGCGCTCTACGTGGCCGACCACGCCGAGAAGGTGACGCGCGACGGCCGGGCCTACTTCGGGGCCTGGGTCGACGGTGACTCGGTGTATCTGGACATCAGCGTCAACGTCATGGACGCCGGGGAGGCCGTCCACCTCGGGTTCCAGTGGGGGCAGCTCGCCATCTACAGCATCGACGCCGACGAGGTCATCGAGCTGGACCACTCGACCTATCGCAAGTAGTACCCCGTCCACTTTGGTCGGGCCCTGCGGGGGCCCGGCCATGGCGGACGGGACGCACCGCTGGACGTCCAGCGGTGCTCCGTTCGGCCCCTTCCCGGATCACCCGGGAGGGGGCCCTTTCTGCGTTTACGGGCAGGTCACCGGTGGCCCGGGTACGCCCCACGCATGGTGGCAGTGACGATCCGGGTAGAACTGTCCCGCGACTACGGCAACACGTGGTCGCTCGCGTTCGCCTACCTGGAGGGCCTACCGGCCATCACGCGCGAACACGTCCAGAGCGTCAAGCACCTGCGGTCGCTGCTCATCACGCATGAACGGCTGGTCGCATATCGAGTCGTGGCCTACCAAAGGGCCCTGGGGCTCCCGCTGAGCGCCTTTCCGAGTGCGTACAGATTCGTGGCCCGCCGCGACGACACGGGGGCTCTGGTGGGGCTGTGGTGGCTTGAGTGGTGGCCGCCGTGGGCGGAGTACCGGCGAAGTCGGCTCGCCTGGGTGGACGAGTCGATGGGCGGTTCGGTCGGCTTGAGGGCTCCTGGGTCGGAGGGTGACGCTCCGTTTACTGTGCGCGGTCAGCCCAGGGGGCGGGGACACGGGAACGGCCCCCGACACGCCAAGAGTCGGGGCGTCGGGAGCCGTACGTGGCCGCCTCGCGGCCGTTGAGGGAAAGGGGGCGCTACGCCTTCACCGTGGCCAGGAACGCGGACCAGGCGGCCGGGGAGGCAGTCAGTGTGAGGTCGTCGGTGCGCTTGCTGTCACGGACGGGGATCACCCGGGGCAGGTTCGTCGCGACCGTCACGCACTGACCCTGCCCGTTGGCGCTGTACGACGAGGTTCGGAACTTCGCCCCGGTCAGGTCGTGTGTCTGATTGGTCATCTTGCATGTCCTCCATGGCGCTGCGGATTCGATCCGCTGACTTGGTGATGCTGAGGGCCTGAGTCTGCACGTGGTTGTAAATGTGCGAATACTCGGCCACCCGGACCGAGTCTTCCACGAGTTGACCCAACGTGAAGCCTTCGAGGTACGCCACGTTCGGGCCGTCAGGGAGCGAGAGAAGCGTCAACAGACCACCGAGGGTGGCGTGGGCTCCGACCGCGACCGGGACAACCTGCACCACGACGGGCCCTGACCCGGCTTCGCTGGACAGCTCCAGGACGTGAGCGAGCTGGCGCGCCATGACGTCCGGGCCCCCAACTGGGCGAGTGAGTACGGCCTCGTCCAGGAGGTACCAGAGCGGCGGGCAGTCGGCGCGGCGCAGAATCTCTTGGCGTTGGAGTCGCTTCTCGACGGCCGCGTCGATCTCAGCTCCGGTGGCGCGGACCATTCCTGCGTTGAGCAGGGCGCGCATGTACTCCTCGGTTTGCAGGATTCCCGGGACCACCGTGGCCGCGTACTCCTGAATGGAAGAGGCCCGGTCCTCAAATTCGAGGTACCGGCCGAACCAATCCGGGACCGCCGGGATGCTGTTCATCCACTCATAGAATCGCTCGAAGAAGCCCGGGGGCGGGTCGTTGAGTGCCCGGTCGAGGTCACGGGCATTGTCCAGGGTCGCCGGGATGAGAGCTTTCTCGATCTGAGACACCCGGCTGGGCGACATGCGCGCCTCCTTGGCCAACCTGTTCTGACGCCATCCCAGCCGCTCGCGGCGGTTGACTAACTCCTCCCCGAAGAAGTGCGCAGGTGTGCGAACGGGGGGGAGTTGAGGGGTCGTCATCGTGGCTCACCGCCTTTAATTCGTGGTCTTAACGATCCAGACAGGCAAAACCTAACCCTGCTCGTCGTTCACTGGGGTACCAACGACGAAGAACGCCCCGGGAGGGGCGCTGACTGGATGCGGAGGCGGGCACATGAGCGCTGACATGACCGGCCCGAAGAAGTACATGGTCGACGGTGAGCGGGTGGGCGAGGTGGTCGACACGGACCCGAACGGCTGTGTCTGGCTGCGCCCGCCGGGAGGCGGCGCGGAATGGTCGCCTATGGACCCGAGCCGGCTGCGGGAGCCGGACGCCGACGAGTTGAGCCGTGCTCAGATTCTCGGCGCGCCTTTGATTGAGGCACAGCCGTGAGCAGCGAGCGGCAGACCGCCCCCGTCTCGATGGTGGACCTGCCTCTGCCTGACCGGCTGGAGCCGGTAGGCGTGCCGGGGTGCCGGGGCTGCGCGCAGATCGTGGACGAACGGGCATCGGCCCGTGCCAAGGGCGACTTGAGCAAGGTGTCTGACTGCAACGTCGAGCTGGCGCGGCACCCCCACAGGCGGAGGGCGGCACGATGACCATTCGCACAGTCCTCCGCTGGGTTCGACACGGCATCGGCACGGCCGAGGAGTCCGAGGTCACCATGACGGCCCGGTGCCTGATGCCCGAGTGCAACTGGACGCTGGCACCCACGGCGAACCAGGACGCGGGGAACGAGGCGTGCATGACGCACAAGGGGCGGACTGGGCACACCCACTTCGCACGGGTGTGGGAAGACGTGGCCGAGGTCCGCCAACTGGAGCCGAACGAGGTGCGCCAACTGGAGCCGAACAAGGGGCAGAAGGTGGGCGTGTGAAGCGTCTGGCCTTGTCGTACCTGAAGCGCTTAGACCTCTCGGCATTCGGTTGGCTCGGCTTCGCCCTCTACGCCTGCACCATCGCCTATGTGATTTCCCGGGTGTCGGCCGCATGAGGGTCGTACTTGTCTCTCCGAATCCGGTCAACCTTGGGCCCGCGCACGAGGTGTTCCGGAATAAGAAGGGCCGTATCTGCGGGGTCCGTTGTCCATCGCTGGAGTGCCAACGAATCGTGTACGTGAATTTCCGGTCCCGAATAGTGCGCCACAACACTGAGTTCGGCTCCGGGCCGGTCTGCGCACTGTCCGGGATGGTCGTCAGAGACGACGCATGATCTCCCTCCCCCTCGCGGTGGCTCGCGCGCCCTGTGAGGGGGAGGGGCACCACCCCCCTGCCCAGTCGGTTGGGCAGGGGTCCAAGCACCGCTATTCGGGGGGGACTTCCCGGAGGCACCGGCACCCATCACGGCCGGTTCCTCACCTGGTAGCGGGTGCCCGGCTCGGCGGAGCCGGGCACATCAACCCCCGGCTGGCCGTCCTCACGTGGGGACGGGAGACGACCGGCCGGGTTCAACCCCCGCCCCCGGCTGATCAAGGGGGACGGCCTGAGAGGGCCGGGGGCGGGCTCCACCGGAGTTCCACGCGTCACTGCAACAAGGGATCTGCGATGTTCACCACGAGGTTCGAGCTGTCGACCACGGACGTACGGACATGCGAGGCATGTTGGCGCGAGCCGGTCGACTGCGCCCGCCAGGCCGACAACCCGACCGGCCGTGACCTCCTGTGCTGGTCGTGCGCGGCAAGCGTGTACCCGGTGCGTGTCGAACTCTTCCCGCCGCTCGGCATCTATGCGCTGAGCACCCGTCACAAGTGGGAGCTTGCACCCCGAACGTCATCGAACGCCCCGAGGAACGACGAGTGACCCTACGGGGCCCCTGATCTCCCGTCCCCGTCGATGTGCCGCAGTCGAGGCCCCCCGTACTCGATCGGCGTTCGGCGGGGGCGGGGCACCGCCCCCGTTCCGTTGCCCCTCGGAGAGCGGGCAGCCGGACGGGTCTGCAATGCACCACCAAGGCACAACCGAGAAAGGAACAAGCTATGGGCACCCTCACCAATGGGCGTACCACGAAGCCCTTCGAGAACCCCAACGCGCCGGGGCTCGACTGGCGTAAGAGCAGCCGGTCGGAGCTGGAACCGATCCTGCCGGACTGCGTCGTGCTGGCCGAAGCGCCGGACGCGAAGGACCACCCGAGCCCCAACGTTCCGGACGGCACGCGCATGATCGCGCTGACCGACGACAAGGACCCGGAGGCCCCGGTCCTCCTCTTCACCCGTGCGGAGATCACCAAGTTCTTCGAGGGCGTGATCGACGGGGAGTTCGACGAGTTCCGCGCCACGGACGAAGAGCTGCGGGCGGCGTCCGAAGCAGCCGAAGAGGTCGTAGCGGCCTAG